CCATGTTGCCGCGAATTCACTTGTATGTAGAGAATTAGGGCTTGAGATTTCTCCAAGTCTTGATAAACTACGTAAAGCAACTATTAATTGGGTGATGCAACCACTAGGTATTAATACTACCTACAAGAATTTGGATAAAAAATTTTGGTTGAAATCTAGTGATAACTTAATGTATCAGGGCAAAGCTCCTGAACTTTCTTTCACTAAATCAGCACGTATGCCTGCCTTCTTCGAGCACAGCAATGTCAATCTCCCCCAATATGCTTGAGGTTCTTGGGATGAACTCCCGAGGACTTATTCATACACTAGAAGAATCTTTCCCACCCACTAACCCTACACCTGACGATACAATGGAAAAGATTATGTACCGAGCCGGTCAACGTAGTGTCGTTGAGTGGGTCATTAAATATATGGAGGAAAACTGATGCGCCGAAGTGATAGACAGAGACTAGTCCAGGGAATGGGTGCTACACTAGACGCGCGTTCTCTTGATCGTTTGCCAAGTGAATTTTTGGCTAATCAAAGTGGTTATCTTTTTTCAAGAAGCCCATATGCTCCCTCTAATAAATATGAGTCTGCAGGTTACAAAGGGGAGGGAACCTATGGTGGCGGTAAGGGGGCGAAACGTGGAATGTATTACCTCTTTAAGGAAAGACCTGACCGTATTGCAGAGCTTAGGGCAGAGCAGACACGCCTTGCTGGTATTCAAGAACAATCATACAAAGCTCAGCAAGCTGACATGGCTAAGCAGTTAAAGATTGTTCAAGGAGAAAGGAGTGCTGTTAGTAAAATGCAGGAAGACTACTCCAACATGCTTATCGCAGAAGCTCAGCGTAAGAAAGAAGCAGAAGAGAAAGCTGCACGGGATTTACAAATTCAACAGCAGACTGCTGCATCAAATAGGTTAATCGAAGGTAGAAGTGCTAACCTTCAAATCCAACCAGCTGGTGGTGCTCCTCGCATGGGTGGTACTTCACAGTTCCGCCGACGTGCTCTACAACAAGGTACTGCATCACCATACAAAGGTCTAAGTACAATTCAATCAGGAATGGTTAACGTCTAATGACAGCTAAGCAACGCTATGACAGACTGTCTTCACGCCGTTCCCAGTTCCTCAATTCTGCTAGACAAGCATCAGATCTAACTCTCCCCTATCTTATTAGGGAAGATGAACTTACCTCCAAAACAAGCTTGAGGTTGCCACAACCGTATCAATCAACTGGAGCCAAAGGTGTGGTAACGCTTGCAAGTAAACTAATGCTTGCACTGCTACCTCCACAAACTAGCTTCTTCAAGCTGCAGGTAAATGACATCAATCTTCCTCAAGAATTAGGTCCAGAGATTCGATCTGAACTTGACTTGTCAATGGCTAAAATTGAGCGTACCATCATGGAATCTATTGCAGAGTCTGGTGATCGTGTCATCGTTCACCAAGCACTCAAGCACCTGGTGGTATCTGGTAATGCTCTTGTCTTTATGAGTAAGGAGGGGCTAAAGCTCTATCCTCTCAACCGCTATGTGGTAGACAGAGATGGTAATGGTAATGTTATTGAGATCGTAACAAAAGAAACAGTCTCGAAAAAACTGGTAAAAAATTTTTACCCTGATCTCATGAAACCTGGTGTGGTAGATGATACCACTATGCCAGATGATGAATGTATTATTTATACACATGTCACTCGTGACAACAACCGCTGGCTGTGGCACCAGGAGATGTTCGATGAAGTCTTACCCAAATCTCAGGGTAAATCACCTATTGACGCTAACCCCTGGCTAGTGCTACGCTTCAACCATGTTGACGGCGAGGTCTATGGACGTGGTAGAGTGGAAGAGTTCATGGGTGACCTAAAGTCACTTGAAGCTCTGTCACAAGCCCTCGTCGAAGGGTCCGCTGCAGCTGCTAAGGTAGTGTTTACTGTTTCACCGAGCAGTACTACCAAGCCCCAGACACTTGCTAAGGCAGGTAATGGTGCTATCATTCAGGGACGACCTGAAGACATCGGTGTTGTACAGGTTGGTAAGACAGCTGATTTCCAGACTGCTTATCAGATGATTGGGTCATTGACTCAACGCCTGAACGAAGCGTTCCTGATCCTTAACGTAAGGGACAGCGAACGTACTACGGCAGAGGAAGTCCGTATGACACAACTAGAACTGGAACAACAGCTAGGTGGATTGTTCTCCCTGCTGACTGTTGAGTTCTTGATTCCTTATCTCAACCGTAAACTAAACGTTGCACAAAAGACTGGCGAGATTCCTCGTCTACCTAAAGGTGGTATCATCCGACCTACAATTGTCGCTGGTATTAATGCCTTGGGTCGTGGTCAAGACCGTGAAAGCCTTGGTCAATTCCTTACTGTCATTGCACAAACAATGGGACCAGAGGCAATCGGTCAGTACATAAACCCTGATGAAGTTATCAAACGTCTGGCAGCAGCATCTGGTATCGATGTACTCAACCTTGTGAAGAGTATGGAAGAGCTACAAGGTGAGCAACAGCAACAGATGGCACAGCAGCAAGAGATGATGGCTATGCAACAGGCTCCACAGATGGCAGCCGTTGAGCAGAGACAGGCTCAAGCTGAGATGCAAATGATGCAACAACAAGAACAACAAGCCCCTCCACCTCCACCACAATAAAGTATGGCTGAAACATTTACGATGAAAGAAACACCTGTGAACTCTGAGGTACTTAACTCAGACGAACAAGACTCCCTGTCGGTTGCTGAGTCTCTTGAGGGTGGAGAGCAACCACTACTTGCAGGTAAATTTAAAGACCCGCAAGCACTTGAACAAGCGTACGTTGAACTTCAAAAGAAACTTGGTGAACCACGTGATGAAGGAGAAAGCACCGAAGACGAAAGCGAGTCAACAGAATCGGAAGAAGAAACTTCACCCGAATCTGAGACAGATGTCGAAACTCTTTCCGAAGCTCAAGCAGAAGAATTAATGGAAATGGTAGGTGGTGATAAAGCCTACAAGTCCATGCTAGAGTGGGCGGGTGACAACTTCGCTAAAGAAGAGGTTGAGATGTACGACGGTGTGATGGAGTCTGGTAACCCCAACGCTATCTTCTTTGCCGTACAAGCTCTCCAAGCTCGCTACAATGATGCAGTAGGATCAGATGGTCAGCTGCTTACAGGACGTGGTGCACAGGATACTGACGACTCCTTCAAGAGTCAAGCTGAACTGGTTGCAGCGATGAGTGATTCTCGCTATGATCGTGACCCGGCTTATCGTGCAGAACTGATGCGCCGTCTTGAAAACTCTGATGTTCAATTCTAATGACAACTATTAATGAAGACGGCGGTCGTACAAACATCTACGCAATTGAACCCCCTATCACACTTATTGACGTGCGCGAAACACACAACGAAAACGCTGAAAAGCTGAACGGTCGTCTGGCTATGCTTGGCGTCATGGCTGCGCTCGGAGCGTATGCAATCACTGGTCAAATTATCCCTGGAGTTTGGTAATGCCACAAGGTAAAGGAACGTACGGTACAAAGAAAGGGCGTCCCCCTAAGAAAGGAACTAAAAAATAATGGCTAAGCGTAAGTCAGTCAGCCTTAAGATCGGTAAACATAAATCACGATCCGGTGGCTTGACTGCTGCTGGCCGTGCTAAATACAATAGAGCAACTGGCTCTAACCTGAAGGCTCCACAACCAGGTGGGGGTAAACGAAAGAAGTCCTTCTGTGCCCGTATGGGTGGAGTGAAAGGACCAATGAAAGACAGCAAGGGTCGCCCCACCCGCAAAGCTCTTGCTCTACGTAAATGGAAATGTGGTAAATCCTAATGGCTAAACGAGGTCTCTACGCTAACATCCATGCTAAACGCATGAGAATCAAAAAAGGTTCTGGTGAAAAGATGCGGAAGGCTGGTGCACCTGGTGCTCCTACCGCTGCTAACTTCAAACGATCTGCTAAAACTGCTAAGAAAAAGTAACTAACTAACTAACTATGAAATCTATTATCGCTTCCGGTATCCTCCTCGGCTTGGCACCTGCTGCTATTGCTGGTCCCTACGTGAACGTTGAAAACAATGCTGGTCTTTCTGGCACAGACTTTACTAGTCATACTACTGACTTTCATGTAGGCTATGAGTCTGCAAGTTCTGTAGGTTCTTGGGGGGTCCAAGCTGGTCCTTCTGTTGTCGTGCCTGATGGTGGCGACCAAGATACTGTACTGACTGGTAAGATCTTTGGTTCTGTTTCTGCAACTGAAAAGCTTTCCGTTTATGGTGAGCTGGCAGTTTCATTTGATGACACCAATTCTTATGGCACCAAAGCTGGTGTAAAATATAATTTTTAATAGCTAAATAGAATAAGGGAGGTGCAATTCCTCCCCTAGCTCTAGCCAGCCATGGCTTAAAACTGGTCTTACTTAATCTTACTTACCCAACCATGAACTATTACTTAAATGACTGCTGTACTTTCTAGACCACAACAACTAAATAACTGGGAAGCCTTTTGTAAATGGGTTACCTCTACTAACAACCGTCTGTATGTCGGTTGGTTTGGGATCCTTATGATTCCTACGCTGCTTGCAGCTACCATTTGTTTTATCATTGCCTTCGTTGGCGCACCCCCTGTAGACATTGATGGCATTCGTGAACCAGTTGCAGGATCGCTCCTGTACGGAAATAACATTATATCGGGAGCAGTTGTCCCGTCTTCAAATGCAATCGGCCTGCACTTCTATCCCATCTGGGAAGCAGCCAGTCTCGATGAATGGCTGTACAACGGTGGACCATTCCAACTCGTTGTCTTCCACTTCCTTATCGGTATCTACGCTTACATGGGACGCGAATGGGAACTTAGCTACCGGCTAGGTATGCGTCCTTGGATCTTCGTTGCTTACTCAGCACCTGTAGCTGCGGCTAGTGCTGTCTTCTTGGTATATCCCTTTGGACAAGGTTCTTTTTCAGATGCGATGCCTCTTGGCATTTCCGGCACCTTCAACTACATGTTGGTCTTCCAGGCTGAACACAATATTCTTATGCATCCTTTTCATATGCTTGGTGTTGCCGGCGTATTTGGTGGGTCTTTGTTCAGCGCTATGCATGGTTCTCTTGTCACCAGTTCCCTGGTTAGGGAGACGACCGAGAATGTATCTCAGAACTATGGGTATAAATTTGGACAGGAAGAAGAGACATATAATATTGTCGCTGCTCACGGGTACTTCGGACGATTGATCTTTCAATATGCTTCTTTCAATAATTCTCGCAGCCTTCACTTCTTTCTTGCTGCTTGGCCCGTCGTTGGGATTTGGTTCACCGCTTTGGGAGTGTCCACAATGGCATTCAACCTTAATGGTTTCAACTTCAATCAGTCAATCGTTCATGGCGGACATGTCGTTAATACCTGGGCTGACATCCTCAATCGGGCTGGCTTAGGAATGGAAGTAATGCATGAGCGTAATGCTCACAACTTCCCACTTGATCTGGCAGCAGCATCTACCACTGAGGTAGCACTGACTGCACCATCTATTGGTTAATTAAAACGTCCGTTCATCCCGCAAGGGACGCATGACATGAGGTGACATGGAACGGGGTTCCCTCAGTTCTCTATGGAGGATACTATGCCAAACGTTGAATTACGTCAGCGTCTGCGTGAGCAAGCTCAAGCTGCCAAAGAGCAGAAGCTTGTCTATCGCGGTGTGGCTTACCTTAAAAGCCGCTAAGTAGTTCTGTAATTGGGAGGTGCAAATCCTCCCTTAGCAATTGGTTAGAGCCGGTACGCCGATACCTCTAGCCGTCTAGACGGTGGGAATAGACCACAAAATTTTTTCAAACGTTTGAAGCTTGTCTAAATAATTTTTATCCATAGAAATGGCTTTTCAATCTTCTACAAACCCCGCGCAACTTACGCGCCCGGGTCAATCTAATAGCACGGGTGACGCCCGCGCTCTTTACCTGAAGCTTTTTTCAGGTGAAATGTTTAAAGGGTTCCAGCATAATGCTATTGCCCGTGATCTGGTGATGCGCCGTACTCTTCAGAACGGTAAGTCTCTCCAATTCATCTACACAGGTCACACCAAAGCTGAATTCCATACGCCTGGAAACAGCATTTTGGGTGACAGCAACAATGCACCTCCGGTTGCAGAGAAGACCATCACGGTCGATGACCTGTTGATCAGTTCTGCATTCTTGTATGATCTTGATGAAACCCTGTCACACTATGACATGCGTTCTGAGATCAGCCGTAAGATCGGCTACGCTCTTGCACAAAAGTATGATCGTCTGATCTTCCGTGCCGTCACTCGTGGTGCACGTGCTGCTTCTCCGATCACTAAGTCTGGCTATGTCGAGCCAGGTGGTACTCAGATCCGTGTTGGTTCTACCGGCACCGCTGCTTCTGATGCCTATGATTCTGGTAAGCTTGTAACTGCATTCTATGATGCAGCTGCAGCCCTTGACGAGAAAGGTGTCAGCCAAGACGGAAGGGTCGGGATCCTAAACCCACGACAATTCTACTCGCTGATCCAAGCGGTCGGTAGTAATGGTCTGGTAAACCGCGATGCTCAAGGCTCTGCTTTGCAGGGTGGTGAAGGCATTGTTGAGATTGCTGGTATCAAGATCTTCAAGTCAATGAACATTCCGTTCTTCTCTCAGTACGGTACCAAGTATGGTACTGGTTCTGCCACGAACCCTGGTGTAGCCGATCCTGGTAACACTGGTTCTTTCGTGTCTGAAGCTGTTGAAGATGCCGCTGCTGATGTCACCGGTATCAACAACGAGTACGGTGAAGAAACCGAATTCGCTAACAGCTGTGGCCTTATCTTCCAACGTGAAGCTGCTGGCTGTGTGGAAGCTATCGCTCCTCAGGTGCAAGTCACCAGTGGCGACGTGTCCACAATCTACCAGGGTGACGTGATCCTGGGTCGTCTCGCCATGGGTGCAGACTACCTGAATCCCGCTGCTTCTGTAGAACTGTTTGCCGGTACTGCTACCAAGCCTGCCGCATTCTGATATTTTCTATATGGGAGTCCTTTCGGGGGCTCCTTTTTTTTAATTCTTTATTGAGAATAATACTCATT